ACGGAACTGCACCATATTTTTAATATTATTGCTGTCCGCATCATACCCCGTAGTAAAATTATTATACCTGTAAATACCCAACTCTAACGCCGACGAACACAAAAGATTACTTGAATAGGTGATAAATTTGGCAGCAGACAATGCATCATTATTCTGCTTAATAACAAAGGGAATGCTGTCATTCACTATAGAATCCACAATAATCGACTTTATAGGCTTGAAAATAATATTATGCCCTGAATGCTCGATATCGTCGTGTTCTATTAAGTTCTTATAAATAACATTAGACGCAGTTTTAACCTCTATATATTTCGCAAATTCAGCAACATCTTCCAATTTCTTAAGGCGAAAGTTGAAGTTATTACTATTATTGTCTATAATGTTGATATTGCCATATACGTCGAGGTCTCCATAGATAGATACCGCGATATTCGACTTTTCATCCGCGAAATCATAAGATACATTCGGATTGTTAAAATCAATATGATAATTCGAATTCAGACTATTGTAATACATAGACATCCCGTAAGAGGTCGGCTCAATTGTTTTATTCGTATACCCGAATTGCAGCGGACCAATTCTCGGAATATCGCGCGAATCCACGTCATTGAACTTGTGATTTTTATAAATGAACCATTTCTCCAAATCGCGGTCATCATTCAAATCCCTGTCGTATTCGCATATATCAATCCCGCTAAAATCTGCGTTATTATTGATGCCTCCGCCACGCACCCCCCTGTATATTCTTATCACTGAATAGTTATATTCTGCAACATTCGTATTACGTATCTGGAGCGGCAAATGAACATCTTCGCCGCTCCATCCGATTGCTATAAACTTATTCGTATAAAAACTATTCGGATTATTTGTTACTTGCAGTGTTTCGATAAGTTTATCATTTTGATAATATTGGTCTGAATTGATGCCATATTTAACATTGAGCCCTTGCATTTTCGCCGAATATGAATTGATATTATCATAATTGATGCAATATTTGAAAGTATTCTCATTGTATATGTTGAAATAATTCTTATTATTATTATAAACAAACCCAGACATCTTAGCAATCGCATCGTCTTTCGATACATAATATTCAGTCGCCGACATTTTGCCATCTATGTCCAGATGCAAATCTTGGCGCGGTATCTTATTATTTATCCCCACGCCTTCATTGGTAATAGAAAGCATTGGCGGGGTATTGTTTAGATTTGGAAAATATGCATTATTTTGCAATTTAGATATATCATATGATGGATAAAAATATATATTGTGCTTTTTGCTATCAATATTATTCGTGTTAATTATCAAACTATTATCATAGAAATCCAAATGCGACAGCCTCCCAATATTCGCTACGTATTTGTTCGTATTCACCCTTTCTTGCAAAACAATTTCAAAGTTATTATTCGAACTGCTGTTCTTGTATATATTTAGAACCCCCGCAATCCCGTCGCTAGTATTGGGTCCCAAACTCATTTTATTTGGGAAACTGATATTCTGATTAGCATCCAAGTTCGCAATATTACTATGAACATATGTGAAGAAATAGTTAGACCCGTTTTCGCTGCTACTTATTGTCGTATATCCCAGTGCGGTATCCTTGATATTTATTGGGCTAACGCGAAGACCGCCAATGAGCAAATCATTCTCAACATTCAATGAATTCATAGATAATCTATTCGTATTCTGAAAACTTACATTACCATTGAAGGTCGCGCTATTATTTATGAGAATATTGTCTGCATTTATATTCGTGGCATTTAACATATCGGTCGCAGTGATATACTTGGTGGTTAATTGATTGTTCAAAGATATATTATTGAATACATAATTACTACCATAAAATATCCCTTCTGTTATCTGCGATGGTCTAATAATTCCCACGCCATCCGCGCGAATATATACGTCATCGATGTGCTTGTAGGTATTTGCGTAATTGTCGAATATAATTATGTCGTCAAATTTAGAAGCACCTTTAACGTCAAACGCAGTTTGCTTTGTAAGGACTATATTTGAACTTACGCCACTATTAAGAACATTCTTATAATACATAACACTAGCGGCTTTGCTCTTTCCAATGCAAACGTTCCCATTTTCGTCAATCGTCATAGCGGCTTGCTGCGCATCATTCAAATACGTGGGAATTGCATTTCTATTATATAGCGAATTCATTTCTGCCGATGTTTTATTAACGTGAAATTCCAAAGCCATCCCTTTGGTGGTCGAAATAACTGCTGGCGATTTATTACTACCGCCAATAATACCAATGCTGAATTTTGATAATTCCTTCGTATCATCATTATAGGTATCATTCCTAATTGCCAAATGTATATTATTAAAATCATTGTTTGGTGTCGAATTAATATTTAAAGGATGCTGGTTATAGCTCGTATCTACTAAGCCGCCAAGTGTTAAATAATTGGGAGTATATATATTCTGAACGGGATATTGCATACCATAAATAGTATTAAAGTATGTAGCAATACCCGTTCTTAATGGCTGCGATTGCGAGAGAATATTAATATTTTTTATTAAATCGACAATGGTGTTGCTGCCAATCTCGCCGCTAATACTAATATTACTAAATTGAATTCCGTGCGCATTTATCATACCATCGCATTGTATATTCCTGTTAATATAAAGTGATGCATTGGGGTCGCGGTAATTCGATGAAACATTGCGAGAAGTATTTATAGCAACGCCTTCGTGATTTACATACATATTCCATTTTGTATCATATTGATTACTATAATTCGGAGTGCCGTGTCTATCTCCTACCACTAAATATTCTTTATCGGATAATGATAACTTTTCAATATCGCTATATGTATTTATTCCAATACCTAGCGAATCAATTTTAAGAATTGGTTCTGCATCTTGAATAATAAAATCATCCATTATACTATATATAATTCTATTTTATTCTATTTAAAAGAAATAAACAATTAATATTTATATAATAAAAAATGATATTATATAATACATATATTATTTATATAATAAATCATATACAATGAAGCGCATACAGGGAATACATAACAAAACGAAGGATGTCGACATTACTAATCAGCCTTATAATAACAAGAATGTGCTGCTTCAAAGTGATGATTTGGCTAAAATATTTAATACTAATGGGTTGTCTAATATTCAATTTAAAAACATCGATTTGTATCGCGTCGCCTTTGTTCATAAATCATATTGCACGATGAAGAACATAGACTTTGACAAAAGTAATATCAATTGCCCTCCCGATTGCTTACCGCTTCAAGATATGTCTTACGAACGCCTCGAATTTCTTGGTGATGCCTTAATTGGTATGATAGTCGCCAACTATTTATATAGCAGATTTCCAGACCAGAATGAAGGTTTCTTGTCGAAAATTAGAACGAAAATAGTGAATGGACGGATGCTTGGATATCTATCAGACAAAATAGGTTTCCCAAAGTTTGCTATAATATCCAAGCAAGTAGAAGAGTCGGGCGGTAGAAATAATTTTAAAATTATGGAAGATATATTTGAAGCATTCATAGGTGCGCTATTCCTCGACTTTCAAACAGAGAGCGATAAGGTGATGCTTCCGAATAGCATTAATATATCCCCTTTCACAGGCGCAGGATATTTCATTGTCGAAAGTTTTATCATTTATATAATTGAGAATTATATTGACTTCTGCGAATTGATAAGAATAAAGAATAATTATAAGGATATGCTCGTCTCCTATATGACGCACAACCTTCAGGATATACCTAAGTTTTATGAAGTAAAGATATTGATGAAAGATAATATCCGCATTTTCACTTATTGCATCAAGGATCGCAATAACACCATTATCGCTACATCTACAGGGAATAACAAGAAAGAAGCCGAGAATAATGCAGCGAAAGAGGCGCTAATCTATTATAATATCGATATCTGCGAGTATAATTCAAATATATAAAGATATTATATAAACAAAATATAGTATCTTTGTATTCGAGAAAGTATTTATGGATAAATTGAATATTACGCATCTTGTTTTATCTGGAGGAGGTATGCGAGGCGTTCTATTCGTAGGTGCATTGAGATATTTATACTTAGAGAATTTACATAAGAATATTACACATATTGCAGCAAATTCGATAGGGTCGTTCGTAGCCCTATTCATTACTTTCAAACTAACAATAGAAGAAGCAGAGAGGGTTATTTATACGTCTGCTGGCGATACTAATCTATGCAACATACCCACAAAGAATTATTATAAGATTGTTTCTAATTTAGGCTTGTGCTCTATATCGCATTTTGTGGAACATTTAAGAAATGTATTGCGCATCAAATACCCAGATATGGAAGATATAACTTTTAAAGAGGCTTCTAAAAGGTTCGGAGTTAATCTATATTTTTCGACGACAAATATAAATAGGTGCGAAAATCGTATTTTTTCTATTGAGGATACGCCAGACGTATCTGTATTTACTGCTTGCGAAGCATCAATGGCTATTCCTTTGATATTTAACCCCGTAGCAATTGATGGAGAATATTATTATGATGGCGCGTTTTCTAATAATTTCCCTATTAAAATATTTTCACACGTTTCGAAAGAGAATATTATAGGTATGGTAATATATAAAGAAAGAGAAACCTACGTTCCTAAGAAAGACAAGATGAATATCTTTTTCATAATAAGACAAATATGCAAGATGTTCGATATATTGCGAATTAGTCAGGTGACTCTTAATGAAATAAATTCGGGAGATAGAGAATATTATTTTATGCCTGAAAATATAACAATAGAGAATGCTATGAATGTTATAGTGAATAGAAAGGGAATACGTATTGAATTGACGGATGAACAAGTTAATGAGATGATATTATATGGATTTACTTGTATGGCTGAGTATATTGATAAAAGGAAGGAATTATTATATGAAAAAAATAAAAAAAGATTGCAAGATAATACCGAGTTATGCAATTGAACGCGATAGTCGCATAACTCTTTTTGTTCCTTCTAGAACTCTTGGCGTATCACTTGGTGGATTATTAGTTTTTTGATTTCTTCTAGAAGTCGCAGACGTTGCAGACGGACTTTTAGAAGATACTTTGGGGCTTGTGCGTTGTCGTTGCGACACTGAGCTTTCTCTTATAGCCCCTAGTTTTTGATTATTATTTGAAGCCGCTTTAGAAGCTCTTGCAATTAATTTTGGTGCTGGTGGAAAATATTTTGTATATCCATTATATCTACAGAATTTGTATGTCATTTCTTTATGATGTTCTTGTAGTTGCAATAACTGCAGTAGGTGTTGATGCTGCTGTTGTTGCAGTAGTTGTTGCTGCTGTTGCAATGGTTGCCTTCGTGTATATACAGGGTTATAATGTTGTAGATTACGTATGTCGCGAACGCCGCGATTATTAGCGACATTATTACGAGGATGTATTATAGCAGGTTGATGCGGAACTTGTAAATTTATTTGGTTATTTCTAGGATTATATATTGGGTTCTGATAATGCGGTATAGGTCGTCCTTTCATTTGCGGACGAACACGCAAGCTATTCCTGCTAATAGTCCCCTTTTTTTCAGCATATTTAAGGGCTCCACTAAGGTTGCTATACATTCTATTATATATGATATATATATTACTAAGTATTATAATATAAAATATATAATTATATATAATTATTATAGTATAAGTATTATCAGTATTCTATAATGAGTAATAATGAACCATATATATTTCTATTGGATTTAGATGGGACTATTATAGGCGATTGTAGCTATCAATGTGATATTTACAATATACAAGAAATTATTAGAAAAAACATTGTATTAAAAAACGGCAATATCCAATTAGGTAATCTTGTTAAATATAAAACATTATGCGATAAGATGCTAGACAACTGCTATAATTTGCAATCTAAATTACTAAGACCCCACTTTACTACATTTATGACCGAGATGAAGAAGGTATTCCCAAATAGTTTCTTCTTTATCTACACGGCTTCTGATAAAACGTGGGCGCATAAAGAGATATTAATTATAGAAAAACAAAATAACATTAAGTTCAACCGACCTATATTTACGAGGGACAATTGCTTTAAAGATAATTATGGCAATATCAAGAAGTCTGTGGTGAAAATATTACCTCAATTGTTGAAGGCTATCAAAATGCCTAAGACACATTCAATCGTTAATAATATAATGATTGTCGATAATAACCCTACATTCGTAGATTATACCGACCATCTACTTCTATGTCCTACTTATGATTATCTGAAGTTTCATAATTTATGGGAAAGCATTCCACAGGAATATACTAGTATATCTGAACTAAAGCATTTTGTATCTCGGCTAATCTCAAATAAAAAGATGTATATCAAAAATAATCCAGCGAATACCATCATCTTAGAAAAATTACATAAATGGCTATATAGAAAATACAAGAAGATTAATAAATATAATAAAAAGTATGAAAATGATACTTTCTGGCTTAACCTTGCTACCTTGATTAAACACCATAATATTACCTCATTCAATAAGAGGACTATTAGTATGTTGCATAAAAGCATCTAGCCGCTGACTAGCATACGAGTATATAAATAATACATTTAACATAATATATATAAATGATATATATAAGTTTTGATATTGGTATTAAGAATTTAGCATTGTGTATTTTAAAAAAAACTGCGACCAACATACATATATTAGACTGGCGTATAATATCATTAGCAGATAAAAAGAAAGATATTAAAGGGATTGATGATATATCTGAGAGAATATATATGGAACTTGATAATATAATAGGCGAGTTGAAAGAGAAGGGTATTGAAGAAATTGCTTATGTATTGATTGAGAACCAGCCATCAAACCTTAATGGTATAATGAAAACCATCCAATATATTATATATTGCTATTTCAGCCTCCTAAAATATTGGGATAAAATTATAGATAACGTTGTGCTTGTTAATGCATCCCTAAAAACGAAAACACACGATTATAAACCCGATATACAAATTAAGATGGACGCGGCTGCTGCTGCTACACAAAAAACCAAGAACTCTAAAGGGTTTCGTCAGGATAAATATAAGATGAACAAGCAAACCAGCATAGAGATATGTAAAAACTATATAAAGGATGATGCTGCTCTATGTGAAATATTTGATAATAATAAGAAGAAGGACGATTTATGCGATGCGTGTTTGCAAGCGGTCGCTTATATAAGATTACACGATACCGATGTGAATGCTGGTTCGGTTAAATACAATACCTTAAACTTTTTAGAGATACCTTTGGATATCCAATAATATATATATTATCTCTAATAATAACAACAACAATTATTTTTTTATAACATATATATATAGAAAGATATAGATATGGCTGGTAGTTGTGGAATGAGTGTTCAAGAAGGCGGTGCTAAAAAGCGCAAACTAACCCCTTATAATAAGTTCGTAAAGAAGATGTATAAGGAACTTTGCAAAAAGCATCCGAATGAGAAAGCACCAGAGATTATGAAGAGAATTGGCGCTGAATGGAGAAAGAAGAATAACAAGTAAACATTGTGGTAAACATTGTTGTGAACATAGTGAATATGATTATATTGTAGCCGCGCGAGCCGCTTTCGCTGCTTTCTTTTTAGATAAATTATTTATTTTTTCAGTAGTTAAAGATAATAATAATGAACCTTTTAATTTATTCGAATATACATCATCTGTTAACTCGTAGTTAGCACATATATCCTTGTTATAAAAATAGTATGAATTTAATGCTATGTTTAATTCCTTGTTTATTTCTGGGTCTAGCGTAATATTTGTATTGGGTATTATTTTTAATTTATTACTTTTCCTTGATGGATTTTTAGATATACCAACCCCTCCCACCAACTTATTTTTTTTAACCTTCTTCTTAACAGGTTCTTCAAAGTCTTTGTTATCTGCATCCCATAAATCTGCATGACTTTCATATTGTTGAGGTAAAGTTCCATTTATTGCTAACCATTTTTTGAGATTATCAGTGCCTTCTAATTGTTCTTTATACTCTTTTTCATTAATTCCACTTTTCCACCAAGCAAACCCATTTAATAACCCATTTATATCTGTAATTCTTTTAATCCACCAATCAGGAGGCGGGTTATTCCATTCTTTAGGATGCTTAAAATTTTTATGAACAGATTTCAATTTCGCTTCTTCAGGTAATAAAAAGTTTGGTATATTATCCCAATCATCGCGGCTTATGTAATAATAATGAATAGGAGTAGTATATTGATATACTCCGTTATCTGGCAACGGATATCTTAAAACCTTTTTAATATCACCGCTATAATTATAAGGTTTTTCGTGTTTTAATGGATAATAATCAGATTTATTTGTTCTCATATATGTGATTACTCTATTGAGAAAATTTCTAACAAATAATCGCAGCCCATTATCGTATTTTAATCTAGGATTTTTACCATTTCTTGTTATTACCCCTAAATACTCTTGCTTTCTTATCCATATACCAATATACCACTCGTGTGTTATCGTGTTATGGCGGTAATCGATGCGTTCTGTATCCCCTGTGCTATCGCCAGTCATATAATGTAAAAATACTTGTTTGAATACAGATAATTCTAATATAACCACAATTTTCTTTAAAAAGGCTATTAAATCAAAAGGAGATTTACTATATTCATCAGCTATTTTTAATACTGCTTTGCCAACATATGATAATAATAAATTAAGTTTATCGCAACCAATTATTTTATTTGTCCCATCTTTAAATTGAGTAAATAATGAATAATATAACCTTATATTATATTCAGTATCACGATGAATGTCGAATGCGTTATCAAATCCACCTTCTTCGATACCTACCTTGTATAAATCTGCAATAGATACATTATGAAGTTCGGGTATTTTTGATAGACAAATCTCCATATTTGTTTCATTTTCAATATATTTAAAATAATCGTAAAAAAATTGAACCCATTTATCATTGTCAATTGGATATTTTTCCTCATCTATCTTAATTTTCTCAATTTCTCTTATTGCTGTTTTAGATAGTTCAGTATCTAAGTCAAATGCGCCAT